ATGCGTTCCTGTAGTATACTGCAGAGATACCGCTTTGCAGGATTAGCTTTGCACACTCCAAACAAGGTTCATGTGTACAGAATAACGTAGCATTATCGCAGCTTTCATTGCTTTTGGCAACCTTTGCGATTGCATTACTTTCTGCATGGAGCACTTCCTTCTTAGATTTGTAGAAGTACTTGGGTTCGTATATGTCGTCTTCCATTACAGGCTCTTCACATACGTTGTCCCAACCAGAAGGCATACCGTTGTAACCAATGCTAATGATACGGTTATCCTTTACAATAATGGCGCCGACCTTTAACTTCTGTGAGTGACTCAGCCGACTAAATCTTTCAGCTACATCGATGTAAGCATGCTTAAACTTTTTCTTCATTCTTCGCCTTTTTGTTCTTGCTCTTACGACTTTCTTCAAACGACTTGATAAAGTTGTCGATGTACTCTTGACTATCTACGTCATTCTTAATACCATCGTTAAAGTCAACATCAGAATCATGGTCTTGGCGGTCACTTGTGGCCTCATCAATGTTTAGTCTCTCAGACATCTTAAACTTGATATACAGCTGCTTCTTTTCTTTATCAATACGACGAAGGAAAGCAAAGTAAATAATCTGAGTAAAGTAAGCAAATGGATTCTTTGACTTTTCTGGATTAAAGTTATCAATATACTGCATGCAGTTTTCAATACCATCACATATCATCTCATCTCTAAACGAATAGTTGATGAAGTTTGGTTTGTGAGATAACCTTGTCGCGATCTTCATAAAGCACTCACCAATGTATGGAGGTACTTGAGGCTTTGGATTCCCAGATTCTTTGGCCTCAGCAACCTTTTCACGATAGTCAATCATCGCCTGAAGGAAGTCAGGGTTGTTAATATAATTTGCTCTTTTCTTAGCCATAAGTTAGTTCTCTAGTTTAATCTTGTACATCTTATAATCAAACTGCTCTTCGTTGTAAATCTTAACACGCTCATACAAATGTCTTAGTGTATGATTTACACTCTTCTTGTATTGAAGATCGTCTGCAATATCGTACAGCGTGCAAACAGTTTTACTATCACTCTTCCTCAACCCACGGCCAATAGACTGTAGATTGCGAATCCGAGACTTGCTAGGGCTAGCAAACACGATGTTATGTAGATTGCGTATGTTAATCCCAGTACTGAATGTTCCGTAAGAAGCAATGATGATTGCGTTTGATTCCTTCTCCGTGATGGCACGGATACTCTCTCTGGTATCGGCATCTGTTCCTCCAAATACGAAAAATACTTGACGACCCTTTGCAACTTTACTGCTGACCATATCATACAGTACTTTACCGTGTTTTTCAACAAAGCTAAACAGTACTAGTGTGTTTCCTTCTAATGATAGAGTTAGGTTCGATATAAAATTGTTACGTTTATCATTCTGAGTAATAAAGTCCATCTCTTCATGGAACTTATCTTCTTTATGAGCTTTCTTTGTAAGCTCACTATACTTCAATACAAGTATCTTGATCTTGAGGTCTGCTAGTGTGTTACCTTCAATCAGCTGCTTGGTCTTTACGAAAGACTTGACCGTGCCAAACAAACCTTCCAATACTAACTTATGTGTCTCTGTACCATCTAATGTACCAGTAAATCCAAACCGGTACTTACAATCACTTAACCTCGTCATAATGGTAGTGAGAGACTTTGCTTTGAATAGATGAGCTTCGTCACCTATTACTACATTAAACTGATCGAACCATTTCTTTGGCATCTTGTAGATTGATTGCCAAGTAGTAATGGTAATGTCTTCATCGATAATCTCTTTATCGACACCAGCACTAATCAGTTTACATTCTTCTTTGTATCCATAGTCCTTAAAGTCACTGTACATCTGACGAACCAAGGATACTGTTGGTACTACTATCAACGTCTTCTCGTTATAGAATCTTGATAGTAAGTAAATGATCAAAGACTTACCAGATCCAGTTGGTGATAAGATCATTGATCTATTGTTACGTACGCAATGAGTAAATGCTTCTAGTTGATACTTACGTGGTTCAAACGGTAAGTTAATCTCACTTGCAAACTCTACTGCTTCTTGGAACGAGAACTCCTCTTGCAGCTCTAGATCGGAGCTGAACTCTAAATCATAGTCTCTCTCATCACAAAATGTCTTTAGATACTGAAGCAGTCCAACATACAAGCCATTGTTACGGCTGTTGAATAGACGTATACGTCCATCCCATTGCCTACGCTTAAACGCAGGCATAAACTTATACCCAGGCGCAAAGAATGAGAAGAACTCATTTAGCTCCTGTGCAATTCCTCGACTACAATCGACCTTTAAGTAGGTCTCATTCACTTTCTCAACTGATAACAATTCTCTATACGCCGAAGTGTGTGAGTTTCCTCCAGTCGATAGCATTCTTAATTTGGAAGCCTCTGTTGTTTATACTTTTCATAATATCTTCCAATAACGAAACTACCTGCTCTTGATACACCATACGGGTAACAAGATCAATCATCTCCTGGTCTCCTTCAATGTACTGATGAACGTCAGCCTTGAGCACATGCTTCTCCCATGGCTCACGTCCAATAGATTTAAGGTCTTCAGGATTATTCAACTCACCTCTATAATATTCACTCAATTGTTTGTTCAGTGTCTTATACTGAATCTTATACCTCTTGAGCCTCAGTTTCTGCTCATAATATAGCTTCAGATACTTACCATGAAGTACCGGTACGTTTAATGCTTCGGTATCCAACTCAACATCATCTATCTTGGCATCCTGCTGCCACATCTCTATCACTTGTTCGATCTTCAAGGTTTGTATCCTATAACATGTAAGTGCCTACTAGAAACAGGCTCCTTACTCTTCACATTTATATAACCATGTTGCTTGTACAATTCAGTCAGTGTTTGTTTGTCATAACCACTTTTATGTACTGGCCACGTATCTTCAAACTGATCATTTTGCCATCCCCACAGACCAGCTTTGGCTTCTCTTAGCTCTTTTTCTGTGGATCTAGAGATCCATTGGAACAGATGGAAAGTTATATTGGGGACAATCATCTCACATATTCCACCAGATTTCAACAGCTTATACCACATAGAAAGGACATATTCACCTTGTTCGAAGGTAAGGTGTTCGAAGAAATGTCTCGAGAATATGTGTTCCACGGTATTATCTTCAACGTGCTGATCAAGCTCCCAGGCTGTGCAAACAAAGTCTACACCTGGAACATCTCTAATATCATTTGTAAGAAAGCCTTTCTTGGTAGGGTTAGTACCACAGCCAACTTCTATCTTCATCATTAAATCTTTTCAATTGTGTATAGTCTATACCTAAAGGTGACTGTTGCTCTAAGATACTCTACGTCTGTCAGTGTGCTATCAAATGACAAGTCAGACAGCGAGATAGGAAACATATCTTCAAACACTATCTTTACGTTTGAGTTTTGGTGACTCGATAGAATCATTAACGTACCATCACTAAACACTTTAGTAGCGTCTGATTGTGCTGTAACTGTAGATGATGTTCTAAGTAGGTTTGAGTACTGTTCAAATGACTCTGGGAAACCAAGGCCTCTTAACCAATCGTGTATCTCCAAATAGTTAGACATATCTTCATCTACCATAAAGGTAATGTCAAGAGGGTCATACGATAGTTTAGTGCCAGGAGTTGGTAATTTTACAAAAGGATCCTCTAAGTCAAACTGACCAAGGGATAAGGTAGGAAGTCGTACGTTTTGTACGAAGTAGTTTGTATTAGGAGTACGATTAAGTATGAACCTAAAACCTAACGGTGATAGGTAACTTTTGTTACTTGGTTGATTATCAATTGCTGCCATATCGTCCTCCTGATCTATTTATCCAGACAAAAAAAACGGGGGCCGAAGCCCCCGTCCAAAATCGCCCTTACGGGTCTTTTTATTACATCAGGTTCGATACTGCAACAAGTCGGTAGTACACGTTCTTGTTGTTGAAGCTGATTGTACCATTGCCGGCTGTACCGCCTTCTGCAAATGGGTTAGCAACCATGCCATATCGAGTCTTGAAGCCGATCTTAGGCTGGAAAGTGTCCTCACCAACCGCACGTACCATTTGCAGAGGTACGTATGGGCAGTAGAAGATACCAGCATCAAAGGCGCTTGAGCCCTTGTAACCGATCGTGTAGTACTGGTTACCAGCTGAAGAGCTAAAGTATGGATCGATGTAGACCCGTACTCGACCATTCAGGACACCCGCGAAGGTGTTACCAGTGTCATCTACGTTCAAGTTAGCAGACAGTGCAGGAGTGTAATCCAGAACGCCAGCCATCTGAAGAGCAGAAGCTACGTCAGAAGAGCAGATCAGGATGTTACCCTTACCG